GAGATGATTATGACTTTGATGTTGGACAAATGTCTGAAAAGCAAAAAAGTCAAGATACTGGGCATAAAAATGATTTAAACAGTAAGTTTAAAAATGCTTACAGATCAATTACCCAAAGACAAAAAAATATCAAGTAACCTATAAGTATCTAAAAGGTATTTATGGCAGAATCTTACGAATTTAATGTATTTAATGACAGGATGAAAAGGCAATATTTATTAGATAATATATTGCAAGGTGAAATACAAATATTTGCTACTTTACTAACACCTGTCGCTGAAAATCATCCTGATTATGCTGAATGGAAATATGGTTTAGATCAAATGACTGAGAGTATCAGTAATTTAAAAAAGGTATATGAAAAACTGGGAGGCACCTACGATCTAGGAGATATTAAGAATGTCGTTAACAACACATAGCAGAAATACACTTGAAATAGCTAATGTTTCAACACAAGACGACTTTTTTGATAATGATGATACTGGTGAGGGTTATACTTTATCTAATGCAACTGTCCAAATAGTTTCTTTAAATGATAATTTATATTTAGATGGTAAAACAGTAGTATCTGATGGTAATTTATCTATAGGAACTTCTGCCTCTAATACATATCTAGTCCTCGGATCTGCCAGTACACCAGCTTTAAAAATCGACAGCTCGCAAAGATTAGATATTCTATCTGCAAAACTTCGCATAAATGGATCGGATGGAACATCAGGACAAGTCTTAACAACAGATGGCTTAGGTAATATATCTTGGTCAACTGTAGATAATACTCAATATGCTATTGCTGGAATACAAGTAAATGGATCGACAACTATTACTGCTGGATCTACAAGTGAAAACATAGAAATAGAAGCTGGATCTGGAATTGGCGTAACTACTGATCCAACTGCTACACCGAAAAAGATCACAATATCTAATACAAATACTGCTGCCAATGCCTTTTCTACTTTTGCAGTTAACTCTGGATCTGGTTCTGCTAGTGGATCTGATCTTCTTGCTGATAGTGAAACGGATACATTAACCTTTGTTGCAGGATCAGGAATTACTTTAACTGCTGATGCTAATAGTGATCAGATAACAATTGACTCAACAAGTAGTGGATCAGGATCACAAGATATATTTAAAAATGTTTCTGCACCCAATCAAAGTACAATTACAGCAAGCAGCACTACGGATACTTTATCTTTAGATACTGTAGAGCCAAGTGTTACAAGGACTGAGCGTAAAGGTAAATTAGATATTGTCACAGATACTAGTCAAAGATCTATAACTCTAAAGGCAAATATACCGATAACTCATAGTCATAGTGGTAAAATGCCATTAGTGCTTAGTGGAGGATCTACTAGTGGAGTTCCTTTAAAAAATCACTTTATACCAGTAACTACGACTGCTTCGGTAAATGGTGGTGGTAGCACAGTTGCTATGAGTACGAGAGCTGTTGAAGTATTACAAACAGATGGTTCAACTTTATCAAGAATAGTAATGCCTCCCACTTCAGATGGTAAATCGTTAGTCCTTACTACGACTTCATCAGATGGCACTACACAGACACAAGACATAAACATGGGTGAATAATGGCAGAAAAAGATCCGATAAGGCTGAATTTAGACGGAGATGGTAATCCTGATGGTTTTGCTGAATTTCAATCAGCAGATTTTATAGGTTTAACCGATGGTGGAACTGGTGGATCTTATAGTTCACTAGCAGATTTAAGAATAGGTTTAGGTTTACAAATTGGCTCTAATGTCCAAGCCTATGACGCAGATTTATCTACATTAGCAAATATAACTCATTCAGATGGCGTATTTATTGTATCAGATGGAAGTCAATGGATTTCAGAGTCAGGTGCAACAGCAAGAACAAGTTTAGGTTTAGGAACAGGGGACAGTCCAACATTTACAGGATTAACGACCAGTGGTTCTGTAACTATACAAGGCAACCTTGATGTTCAAGGTGAATTTCTTAATACTACGGCAGAAGTAATAGTTGTTGATGACGCTTTTGTAAAGCTGAATACAGGAAATAGCGAAGTTGATGCTGGGTTAATAATTGAAACATCAGATACCGATGACGCAAGATTATTTTATGATGTATCGACAAATCGTTGGGTTTTGGGTGAAAATCAATCTTATGACGAGATTTTGACACAAACCTCAACTGATACTATAACTAACAAATCAATTGATGGTGGATCTAACACTCTTACTAATATTCCTAACACTGCATTTAGTAATAGTTCTATAACAGTCACAGACGGATCTAACTCAACGGATATTTCGTTAGGTGGAACAATAACATTTACTGGTGGTACAGGTCTTACTTTAACTGAAGGATCAGGAACAGTTACAGGATCCGTGGATTTTACTGAATTTGATACAGATAACATTACTGAAGGAACCACAAATGTTTACTACACCAATGCTCGTGCAGATGCAAGAATAGCTTTAGCCAATATTGAAGATCTTGCAAATGTAGGATTTTCTGGTCTAGCAAATGGTGATGTAATTAGATATAATGGATCCTCATGGATTAATGATCCAATAGATCTAGCTACAGACACAGTTGGCGATTTCGTACAAAATTTAGTTGCTGGTACAGGTATAAGTGTCAGCACGACTAGTGGAGAGTCACAAACCCCTACTATCGCAGTTACAATGTCGTCATTTGATACCGATGATTTAACAGAAGGATCTTCAAACCTCTACTATACGGATGCAAGATCTAATAGTGCTTTTGATACTCGACTAGCTACAAAAGATACTGACGATCTATCAGAGGGATCTACTAATCTTTACTATACAGATACACGAGTTGGATCATATTTAACTACCAACAGTTATGCAACTCAAACTTATGTAGATAGTGCTGTAGCTACAGAAAACGAAATAAGCGAAATGAATGATGTCACGCTGACATCTTTAGCCACAAATCAAGTATTGAGATACAGTGGTTCAGCTTGGTTAAATGTCACACTAGATACAGATGACATTGGGGAAGGTTCAACTAATCTATATTATACTGACGCAAGATTTGATACAAGGTTGGCAACTAAGGACACAGGTGATCTAACAGAGGGAACTAATCTTTATTACACAACTGCTAGATTTGATACAGCTTTTACAGGTAAATCTACATCTGATTTAACAGAGGGTACAAACCTCTACTACACAACAGCAAGATTTGACACAAGATTAGGAACTAAAGATACCGATGATTTGTCAGAGGGATCTACTAACTTATACTTTACAAACGCTAGAGCCAGAGGTTCTTTATCGGTTACTGATGCTGGTGGGGATGGATCGCTAAGTTACGATAACACAACAGGAGTGTTTACTTACACAGGTCCATCAGCATCGGAAGTTAGAGCGCATTTCACTGCTGGAACTGGTATAGGAATATCCTCTGGTGAGATATCAATAGGTCAGTCTGTTGGCACTACTGATAATGTACAATTTAATAATATACAAGTTGATGGCACTTTAACATCTGATGACATTACCTCTACAAACATAAGTATTGATGGTAATGCAACTATTTCAGGAGACTTGACTGTAAGTGGTTCGACTACAACTGTTGATAGTACAACTGTTACTGTAAATGATCCGTTATTCAAGTATGCAGATGAAAACTCAGGTAATACAGTAGATATAGGTTGGTATGGCGAATACATACAGTCATCGACAACAAAATATGCAGGTATGGTCTGGGATGCTAGTCAGTCTGATAAATTTAGATTATTTCATGGTTCACAAACAGAGCCTACTACCTCAGTGGATACAAGTGCTACTGGTTTTTCAACTGGAACATTAATCGCTAATTTACAAGGCGATGTTACAGGAACAGTTTCAGATATATCTAATCATGATACAGATAGTCTTAGTGAGGGTAGCTCAAATCTTTACTACACAACCACAAGAGCTAATACAGATTTTGATACAAAGTTGGCAGCAGCAGATACAGGTGATTTGTCTGAGGGAACTAATCTCTATTACACCACAGCAAGATTCGATAGTGCTTTGTCAGGTAAAACAACAAGCGACTTAGCTGAAGGTACAAATCTTTATTTCACTAATGAAAGAGTTGATGATCAAGTTGATAGTTTATTAACAGCAGGATCAAATATAACTTTGTCATATGACGATAGTGCAGGAACACTTACTATTTCGGCAACAGAAGATGATCTATCAAACAATGATACAGATGATTTGTCTGAAGGTTCATCAAATCTTTATTTCACAAACGAAAGAGCTCAAGACGCATTAGGAACAGCTTTAACTATGGGAACTCAAACTCTCATAACTGTTACCTACGATGACACTAATAATAATTTTGATTTTGTAGTAGATAATGATTTATCTAATTATGATAATTCAACTTCTGCATTTACAACTTTGGCCAGCTTTAGTGGTGGTACAAACATCAGCTTTAGTTCAGGAACAATTGCATTTGATAATACATCTGATCTTGATATGGGTGGTAGAAAAGTCCTATTTGGTAATGTGTATTCAGCAGAAGGTGATCTACCAAGTGCTTCAACTTATCATGGTATGTTTGCTCATGTTCATGGAACTGGTAGAGCTTATTATTCACATGCAGGAAACTGGGTAGATTTAATTGGAGCTAACGAAATAGGATCAGGACTTACTTACTCCTCAGGATCACTTACAGCAGACTTTACACCTACTAGCACAGACACAATTACTAATAAGACAATTAATTTTGAAGACAATACACCAATAATTGAATTTGCAGTCACAGTAGCAAATGTAAGTGGTAATAAATATCACTTAGATGGCGAAACTGCTGCAAGTATCCAATTGATACCTGGTATAACATATAGGTTTGATACCAGCGATAGTTCTGTCTCTGGACACCCACTTAAGTTTTCTATAACTAAAAATGGTACACACGCTAGTGGTTCCGAATATACTACTGGTGTCACCTACAACGGAACTCCTGGTTCATCAGGTGCTTACACACAAATAGTTGTAGACGCAGCAACATCAGATACTCTTTATTACTATTGCCAACATCACTCAGGTATGGGTGGAGATTCAGTTGTATCAATAGCTGGATCTAGTTTATCTGCTAGTGATACAGACGATTTGACCGAAGGTAGCTCTAACCTTTACTACACAGACGCAAGGGCTAGAGGTGCAGTTTCGGTAACTGACAGTGGTGGTGATGGATCATTATCTTACAACAGTGGATCTGGCGTATTCACATATACAGGTCCTAGCGCTAGCGAAACAAGAGCGCACTTCAGCGCAGGGACAGGTGTGGCTTTATCATCTGGAGAAATAAGCATAGGTCAGGCTGTAGGCACTACAAGTGATGTAACTTTTAATGATTTAGTAGTTTCTGGTGATCTTACTGTAAGTGGTACTACTACAACTTTAAATACAGAAACATTGACAGTTGATGACAACATCATTGTATTAAACAATAATGTCACAGGCTCACCAACTGAAAATGCAGGTATAGAAGTAGAGCGTGGTAGTTCTACTAACAAGACTTTGATCTGGGAAGAAACTGATGACAAATGGACTGTTGGATCAGAAAGATTTGATGCAGGAAGTATCTACTCTACATTTACAGGAAACTTAACAGGTAATGTAACAGGAACAGTTTCCTCAATAGCTAATCATGATACTGATAGTTTGTCAGAAGGATCTTCAAATCTTTACTTTACTGATGAAAGAGTAGATGACAGGGTAAATGCTTTACTTACAGAGGGAACTAATGTATCACTTACTTATGATGACACTGCTAATACATTAACAATTACCTCTACAGATACAAATACACAACTTACACAAGAACAAGTAGAAGATTATGTAGCAGGAGTTGTAACTGCTGGTACAGATATATCCGTCACTTATGATGACTCAGCAGGAACATTAACAATTGCTAATACTGCTTCATTGAGTAATGAACAAGTACAGGATATAGTAGGCGCTCAAATTGTAACAAATGGATCACACTCAGGTATATCTTTTGCTTATGATGACGCAAACGATGGTGCTATTGACGCAACTGTATCTTTATCAGGATTTAGTACAAGCGATTTATCAGAAGGAACAAATCTATATTATACAAATGCAAGGTTTGATACACAACTAGCAACTAAAGATACAGACAACTTGACAGAAGGTTCTTCTAATCTGTACTTTACAAATGCTAGAGCAGACGCAAGGATTACTGCGGCAGATCTAAATGATCTTAGTGATGTATTATTCAGCAATCCAACATCAAGCGATGACGCAAAAGTTGTATCTTACAGTAATAGCTCAGGTGGTTTTGTTCTTTCATCTCTTGGTGGACTATCTGGATCTGGTGAAGTTAACACAGCATCTAATCAGAACACAGCAGGTATTGGTGTATTCCTACAAAAGACAGGTGAAGATCTAGAGTTTAGAGGTATCAATGCAGGATCTTCCAAGATTACTGTAACTAATGACACTGCAAATGATGAAATAGATATAGATTTTGGATCTGTATCCATAGATGATCTTAGTGATGTTGATACAACAACAAGCGCACCTAGTTCAGGTCAAGCTCTCAAATGGTCTGGTTCTACATGGGAACCTGGTGACGCAAGTTCACAAGTAGCTCAGTTATCAGATGTAACATTAACTTCTCTGGCTACTAATCAAGTATTACGATACAGTGGATCTGCATGGGTAAATGTAACTCTTGATACTGATGATATTGGAGAGGGATCAACAAATCTTTACTATACAGACGCTAGATCTAACAGTGCATTTGACACAAGACTTGCGACTAAAGATACAGATAATCTAAGTGAGGGTTCATCAAATTTATATTATACAGATGCAAGAGTTCAAACAAAGATAGATAGCTATATCAGTGGTGGTACAGGTGTTACTGTTTCATCAGGTGATATCAGTATAGGTCAAGCTGTCTCAACAACTTCCGATGTGACTTTCAATGATTTAATAGTATCTGGAGACTTGACAGTTTCAGGAACTACAACTTCCGTTAATACTGAGACAATTAACCTAGCTGATAATCAGATCGTTCTTAATTCCAATGCAACTGGCTCTGCTTCAGAGAATGGTGGTATTGAAATTGAGAGGGGCGATGACACTAATAAAACTCTTATATGGAACGAATCAACAGACAAATGGACAGTTGGATCCGAAACTTTCGTTGCAGGTACATTTGAGGGTAATGCAACAGGCTTAACTACAAGTGCTTTGACAGGTCAATCAGCTTTAACTACAGCAGCAGATGACGATGTTATCTTAATTTATGACACAAGCGCTACTGATTATAAGAAGATCACAAAAAGCAATTTAGTAGGAAGTGTTAGTTTCGATGTAAATGATGAAATGCCTCTTACACTTGCAGACAATTCCTCGGATCCTATACAATTTGCAAATGTTGGAACATCAGCAACAGATCTTGATCTTGTATTAGCAGATGGAACTGTTGATCCAATAAACATCGTAGGAACTTCAAACTCTGCCACAACATTTAGAGATGGCGATACAGATACATTTATTAGAGTAGAAAGTTCTAATTCTGATAATGATGAAATAGAAATGCACACAGCAGGCACAGAAAGATTAAAAATAGATTCTAGTGTTGCTGATTTCTCTGTACCTGTAAAATTACCGAACATGGACGAAACAGCAAGAGATGCTCTTTCAGGTATGTCAGGTGGGGAACAAATATTTAATACCACTACCTCAAAAGTTAATGTATACGATGGTAGTAGCTGGACCGAAGTTGGTGGTGGTGGAAGCACAGGTCTAGCAAACTACTTTATATTAGGAGATTAATATGGCTGAAAGTTATAAATCTGTAAATGCTGATTTAAGCACTACTGCTGACACATCGATTTATCAGTGTCCATCAGCAACAACTGCTGTTGTTTTGTTATGTCAAATAGCAAATGTAGATGGTTCTGCAAATGTAGATGTCTATGTAGATTACTACGATAGTTCTACAACTACTGCAAAAGCATTAGCTCATACTGTTGCTGTCCCAGCTGATACTTCACTAAACCCTATTGGTGGAAAGCTAGTTTTAGAAACTGGCGACCAAATTAGAGCTTGGGCAAGTGCAGCGTCAGACGCAGAAATAGTCATTTCAGTAGTTGAAATTACATAAAGGAACCTATGGGTAAAAGTATTTATGGTTACCGAGGTGCTATACCAGCACAGAATACCACTGGAAACAAGGGTATTTTGAGCATGGAAGAACACAGGTTTATAAAGCAACAGGATAGATTTGCAGAGGGATTCCCACCAGTTCCTAGTGGAATGAGTTTAAGATTCCTTTTTACAGCAAATAATTATAGTGGTAGTGGTAGCACTTGGACTGATGAAACAGGTAATAATCATGACGCAACTTTATATAATGTAAATTATACAAGTGGAACTCATAGCTATTTTACCTTAGCTAGCAACTTTAGTTTTTCTTTGGGTAACAACTCACTTGGCAGCAACTTAACTATGTTTTGGGTTATGCAGACGAATGACACTCAAGCTGTTATAGCTACTTCTTCTAGTGGCAATGATTATTTAGGTGCATACAGAAGTGGTAACGCCTATTATCACAATAATGTTGGTGGTAATAAGACTTTATACAGAAACAGCACCAATGTTAGTGATTTATATAACAATATTAGAGGTAATGACCCAAGATTAATTACTATTAGTGATTGTGACTTTAGCTTTACTAATCAGCAATATCACTTTGGTAATTATGGTAGCTTTGAATTTGGAGATGGAAAACTGTATGCTTGTGGTGCATACAATGGTAACCTTTCATCATCAAATGTTGCTGCCTTAGCAGATTATTATGACGCACAGGGATTTATATAAATATGAGTTGGTTATTAAAAAAATATGAAGATACAGATTTTAATATGGAATTTGATACAGCAGAAGAAGCCGTTGCACATACACATACTGTAGATTCAGAAGTTATGATATCTTGGTATATAGAGGAGAAGTAAATAATTAAGTTATGTCGATATTAAAAGCCATAGATCACGAAAGTTTAGAATATAATAAAGTTGGTGGGAAAGCACTTGTCAACTATATTAGTTGCAAGTTTACACCTCAACACTATTTAGGAGAAGGTAAATAAATATGGCTGATAGACAACAATTACTAAGAGTAAAAATGACTGGATCTGACTCATCAGGTCTAGCAGAATTTCAAGATGGTCATGCTGATGGCGGTCCATTAGTACCTGCGTACACAGAATCACAGAGAGACGCAATTACATCTGCAACTGAAGGTATGGTTATATACAATACTGACGATGATCGACTAGAAGTAAGAACTTCAAGCGCTTGGTTGCAATTAGATATTGGTGATGTGACAGGTGTTACAACAAGTGCCACTTCAGGAATATCTGGTGGTGCAACAAGTGGGGCAGTATCGATCTCAATAGACGCAACAAGACTTACAGATGGAACATCAATAGATGTAGACGAAGATAATGATCTAGTCATGCTATATGATAATTCATCTACATCAATGGTAAAAGTAAATCCAGTACAACTATTCACAAACGAATCGTTGCTCTGGATGGGATTATAGGAGAATAAATGGCAGTATATAACGCAGCTGAGTTAGCCGAAGTAACTGCACTTGGAACATCTGAAGCAGAAATTTTCAGTAATTCTAACAAGTGTATTATTAAGCAAATTATGTTAGCTAACTATACAGCAACAGACAGAACAGTGGAGATCAAACTTATTCCTACAGGGGATACAACTGGTGATCAACATATCATTTTTGGTGATACAACTGTTCAAGCAAATACAACTACAGTTATTGACTTAGCTATGGTTATACCTGCTAATGCTTCTGTTGCTGCAAAATGTTCAGCAGCAACTTCAGTAAATATACAAGTTTCTGGTGTAGAGGTAAGCTAATGCCTGAAATACAAGTACCTGAGCCAATCTTTTTGGATAGATTAGGTGGCGATGAGATATATGGTTATGGGCAAGATGGTGATGTTACCCTTGCTTCAAATACGACATTGTCTCGTGATATGTATTACAACGATTTATCGATAAACGCCAATGTCACATTAGATACTAATGGGTATCGTGTTTTTGTAAGAGGTACATTGACATTTGCAGACGCTACATCTCGTATAGGTAGATTTACAAGTAAAGAAACAGCAGGAACACTTAAAGGTGGTTTTGATAAAGGTACAGATGCTACAGACACTTTAGGTGGTAGATCTTCAGAACAAACAGACGGAGAACACTCTGGTAATACTTTTTTTGATGGTGAAAACGATTTCTTTAACTTGTCAGTAGCTCTAGCTGGGCAAAAGTTTGATCAATCTACTGAATCTTTTAAATTTTTAGGTGGTGGATCAGGCGCATCCGATGGTGCGATAACAGCAAACGCTAGTGGTGGCGCAGACGGAGGAGACTCTGGTTGGGCTGATTATCAAGTTGTAGGTGCAGATGGTGGAAAAGGCGCAGATGGTAACTCAGCAACAGCAGGTACAGGTGCAGTAGGTGGTGGAGTAGTTTTAGTAGTAGCTAAAGCTGTTTCAGGAGATGGAACAATTAGAGCAGACGCAGATGATACTACTGCTAGCTCACAAGGTACAGATGGCGCACCAGCCCCAGACGCATCCACACCAGGTAATAACTATTCTTATCCTGGTAATACTAATCCAACAAACTATGGTGCAAACTATGGTGCCAACAATGGTGCAAACTATGGATCTAACAGTGGCTCAAACCCCTCAAACTCAGGTAGTAATAGTACTAATTACGGATCTAACCCAACAAATTATGGTTCTCACACACATTATCACTGGCATCCAAGTCCACCCATAAATAACTATGCAACAGGTTATTATCATTACCACTATGCACATACGCATAGTTATCCTGGTAGTAACTATTCATATCCTGGTAATAACTACTCATATCCAGGTAATAATTAGTCATATGGTTATAGCTACGGATACTCTTACGGATATTCTTATGGGTATTCTTATGGTGGTAACAATAATCCGACAAACAACGATAGCAACCCAACAAACTATCACCCTGGTGGTGCTGGTGGATCTGGTGGTACAGCTTCTCAATCTTATAATGCTGGTGGAGGCGCAGTAGTATTTGTAACAGGAACTAAACCTTTGCCGTCAGGTTTAACATTAGCAGCTGCGGCTGGAACAGGTGGATCTGGTTCTGCAACAGCAGGAACAGTCGTTACTGTGTTTAATATTGCAGCGACAGATACAGATCCAAGTAGTTAGGAGTAATTATGGCAATTACAGAAATAGGTCAAGTACCAAGCGATTTTGAAACTTTTGATGTGATCCCTGATAGCATTTATGGATCAGGTATGGACGGAAATGTTACTATCTCATCTAACACAACTCTTACTAGAGATATGCACTATAACAATTTAACAATAGATCCAGGTATCGTATTGGATACAGCAGGATATAGAGTTTTCGTAAGAAATAGTTTAGGAATGGCACCAACCTCAACTAATCAATCTGATACAAAGATTGGAAGAGTTGGTGGAGTTTCGACATCAGGAACTCTTAGAGGTGGTGCAGTCGCAGCGGTAACAAACTCTCTTGGTGGTAATGGAAATGGATATACAGCTACAGCACCTACTGTTGGAGCAGAGTATTTTAACCACCCAGATATTGCTATAGAGGGCGTAATAGTTCATGGTGGTCAAACAACACCAGCAGCTCTACAAGGTGGTGCAGGCGATAATGTCAATCATGGTGGTGGCATTGTAGTCCTTTGTGCAAGAAAATTGCAGGGATATGGAACAATAGAAGCTAGTGGTGAGACAACAACTGGTGGTGGTGTTATATTTATTATTTCTCAAGATCTACCACTAACAGGTATTCTTACGGATGTAACTGGTTATGCAAGTGGTACTGTAAAAACATTTAAGGTATAACAATGTCTACTGTTCGCATTTATTACAGTAGAGAAGATCAAGATTATGATAATTATAATCTTTGGTACATGCCTGGTCGACACATGGGAAACCCTGATTTACTAGATCCTGATCATACTTATCAAAATCTATACAATGAAGCACCTAGAATAAAGAAAAACTTTACTGTTTCTGGTAATTATGGATATGTAGATATCGATCTAAATGGTGCAAACAATTGTGATTTTTACATTAGGCGTAAAGATTTTTTATATGACTTAGACGAAAATGTAACATATGAACCTGAGTCAATATTTTGGATGACTGGATTTATATACTCTATACAAGAAAATTTATATGACGATGTTTATGTAAAAGAAAATAAACCATACCTATATAAAGATAGTTTTTTTCAAGCAATATCACCAATGGCAATCACTTTAAGTGGTGATGATAGTTATATAGATACAGATGATATTTTACACGAAGATGGTAGAGAACATGGGGAAGAGGGCGAAGGTTGGTGGTGGACACACTATAAAATATTCAATACTTATGAAAATTCTACTACACTAGAAATACCACAAAGTGTTCTTGATCAAATATTAAAGAACGAAAATATGGACACAATCATGGCCATACTTATGTTAAACTTGTGTGGTAAGACTTACACTATAGGAGAAGATATGCAATTATCAATTGACGCAGATGCTTTATCAGCTGAAAAAGCTGACGCATTACAAATGGTTGACAAAGCTATTGCTAACTGTCTTTATAAATTAGGCGAAGTTCCAGCAGATTTTGATGAAGATGCTTTCATCGCTGACTTTGATACTTATAAAGCTAGTAAAAGCGATGTTTTAGAAAACACAGTAGATTACTTAAAAGAGTTGCTAGAAACAAGACCAAATCTAGTCTAAATCATTTTGGGGAGGTAAAATGAGAGAGGTATTCTTTATACCTGAAGGTCACGATATAAACGATTATACAGATCAGTGGCAAGGTAAATTTCAAGAAATACATACAGGTCTATCTACTAATAATAAAAAATATGTTTTAACTCCTGATAAAGCACATCCATTTAGGATCCCTGAATTTCAATTAACACATACACCAGAAACTTGTTCTGATACAGAGTATTTAATTTACAGACTTGTAGATGACTATGGAGAGTTTGAGGATGATCCAAGCTACACAATGGAAGTCTGGAGTAGGGATTATGATAACCCTAAAGCTGAAAAGGTAAAGAAAGACACACATATATTAGGCTACAATAAGAAATTTCAATTATATGAAACCGAGCATGTTAGGTTAGATACAGGATGGTATTTACTTATATTTAAGAAAAATGGTGAAATGTTTGATATTAAAGAAATTGCTGTTTTTGAAAATCAAGAGGAAGAGTAATGGTTTTAAGTAAATTATGGAAAGAAGTAGAACCCAAAAAAATAGTTGAAGGTGTAGTAGCCTACGAGAATTGTATAGAAGTCCCTGAAGGTGTTGTAGAGACTATGAATGCAGAAGTTGATCGTTGGAAACAAAAAGTCATTGATAACAATGAATATGATAGAGGTGGTAATTATCAAACAGTCAAAAATGAGAACGGTCCTATAAGATTCGATCCTGAAATAGAGTTTAATGAAAAAGCAAGTAAAGAATACTTTTGGCAAGTACAAAGAAACACTTTAGACAAAATAAATAATTATAAAGAAATATACCCAATGGTAAAAGATGAAATACATTGGATGGAGCAATATCAGTACATTACTTATAAGCCACCTAAGTATATGAATTATCATGGCGATAATAGATCAACCAGAAATCCTGCAACAGGTAGGTTCTGGAACGCACCATTTTTAAGAAGAATTACAGCTTTAACTTATTTGACTGATAAACATCAAGGTGGCGCTTTAGATTTTGAATACTTTGAACACGATCCTTACAAACCACCAGCAGGCAGTGTGGTAATTATGCCAAGTGCTTTTATTTATTCACACGCAACAACCCCTTTATTAAATGGTAGAAAGTCAGCCTTTCTTGTTGCCTGTTCCAGTGGTTTTGATCTAGATTCGTTTTTAGACGGAGTACCCCCTGAAGAACTAACAAGGAGACAAATTATATGAAACTATCGATGGGTTGTGTGGAAGTTTATGAAGACTTTTTGTCGCAAGATCAAGCACAAAAGATTATAGATGCTATTGAGGAAATAGATCAAGATAAAGACTTTAAACTTGGTTTTGAAAATGCTGGTATTGGCAAAGGTCATAAAGGTGGAAACATAAGAACTAATCAATTGTTTCCCATAAGCAAATATGCAAATGAACCAGGCGAAGCAAGACTTATAAGGGAAGCTGTTAAAAATAATAAAGAAGACTACATAAAAAATCTTAAAAATATTAATGAACTGCTTTCTAATAAATTATTAGAGTATGTCAACAATTACTGCGAAAAGTATGAAATAAGTATACATTTTGATGAGGGGTATACATTGTTGAGGTATCAAGGTGGTCAAGAGTATAAAGCTCACTGTGACTATGCACCACATAATCCTCGTCATCTATCAGCTTTAGTACTTTTGAATCCTAGTGATTACGAGGGTGGCGGCACATACTTTACACACTTTGATGAAATGATTAAACCAGATAAACCAGCTTTAGTGCTGTTTCCAAGTAATTGGGCTTACTCACACAAAGCAATGCCTGTCATAAAAGGCAGTAAGTATGCAATTGTTACATGGTTAGGACACACTATTGATTTTGATGGGTTGCCGCCTATGTATTTACCACAAAATGTAAAAATAGATTTAATGTAGTAAGATGTAGCTATGACACAATCACAAACATTTAGAAATGGTATCACTATAAATATAGATGAAAATGATAAATCTGAATATGGTAAAGTGGGGGATCTAGATCACATTAATCCGTCATTAGAGTTTTACTTAGTAGATAATGCAAGCGATTTTACAGATGCTTGCATTGTAGGTGCTGGATGTGGTGTAGCTACAGGGATATTAGAGTCTGCTGGCGTAAGCACTACAAACATTGAGCCTAATGCAGATCGTTTTGCAATACTAGATCAAAACTTTTCTGACGAAACAAATATAGAAAAAGCCTGCTCTGATACAAATGGTACAGGCACTATGTATTTTTTCGATGATAATAAATCTGGTGGCATTTTAGATATGATCTTTGGTGACAGCACACAAGAAACAGATATTATAACTATTGATAGCTTACTTTTAGCAAATTGTGATCTTCTAGTCATAAGTGCTAATGGTAAAGAAGTAGATGTCTTAAAAGGCGCTGAAACACTTATAGGTGATAATTCTGGTATAAAAGTTGTCATTGAATGGAAACCTGATCAAATTAGTAGCATTAACACTGCAATACAGTATCTAAGAGACAATTTTACATCTATTAAGATAATTCACTGGGAAACTGGTGACACAATATCATTTAATACTGTTGATGTTGACGAAAATGAAGAAAACTTAAGAGCTGTGATGACAGCAACATTATTGTTGGAATGAAAGGTAAGTGATGGGGAAAAAGTACAACAGATTTTTAGAAACTAAACAACACAAAGTAGAATTTGATACTATAAAATTTTTAACACAAAAATCAGAATATATAGATCTTGCACCACCTAGACCAGCTAAAGAATTTATACCTGCTTGGTATAAGAACCTAAAGCGTGAGTGGTCTGAGATGAGAGACGGAAATCATGGTGAAGGTCATGACGAAAGTTGGAATACTGTACCTTACAAAGATAATAGTTTAAAAAAATGCCCTACAGTAAAAGATATTATGCACGAGGGCTACATCATACCACTTTGGTTAGATCTTAAAATATCACATGATAGAGATTCTGGTTTAAATTGGTATAACAAGCACGCATTTGAAAACACAATATCATTTCACGATGCAAGATCTATAGGTAAAATGCCGTTACACGATCATAGCTTTCATACAGCTTTAAAGTTTGAGAACCCCTGGGATATAATTACTCCACCTGGTTGGTCAATAATGGTTATGGATCCGTGGTATCACAGAAATATAGACATAGAAATATTCCCTAGTATCGTTGAAACAGACTCTTATCATCAAATGAATATTCCATTTTTATATCATGGTCAGGGTGAAAGAACATTTAGACAGGGTATGCCACTAATACAAATAATTCCATTTAAAAGAGAAACCCTAAAGAAATTAGAAGTCGCAGAAATGGATGATCAAGACAAAGACTATTATGATAAAAGTAGAGCTGCCGAAAGAACTAGGCAAAATGGATGGTATCGTTGGCTCACACAAAAGAATAAAAAACAATGGACTAAGGAAGGAATATTAGATGAGTAAGTGTCCAATAAAAATACCTGACATCGGATCTTTATGGAGTCAGCCAATCAGAGAAACTAGTAGAAATTTACCAAGAGTAGCTTTCACTATACCTAAACCATTAGCAAATACAGTAGGTAAAGAACACGAAGAGGAAAGCAGTATACCTATTATTAATTATGGTGCGCCTAGAAAGTTTGTAAAAGCACCTAATGGCTGTGTCTCAACACAGTTTATGAGAAACAGATTGTATGAAATGTATTTTCCTTACAGTCATGTAAAAGTAAACTTGTCACAAAATCAATTTGCTGATGAAGTAGATCGATTTGGTGGTTATTCTATGCAAGCTAATTATCATGGTGCAGTAAAACATCATGGACCTTTTAGAGACATTATTATGGAAGAAAAGGAAGCATGGGCTAATCCAGAGCAACCTGTCATGCAAATAACTATGCCGTTTATGTTTTTTACGGATGATCCAGAAGTATGGTTAGATATTGTACCTAGTGATAGAAACGCAGGAAAAAATCTACCTATATCTTTGATTGGTGGTTTTATGCCTATATATTCTTGGTCTAGGGGTTTATCTTGGGCGTTTGAGTGGACTGATCCGAAACAAGATACACTGGAGCTAAATCACGATACTGTAATGTTTAATATACTTTTCTCTAAGCCTGTAAAAGTTGAATGGGTTGACTGGAATGAAACATTTAGTGAAAGATGGAATATGATTGTTGGATCAGCAGTAAATAGAAGAGAAACTAATACTTTATATCCTGACGCTTTAGCTAGAAGACCTAAAAAACTACTGCCGAGGAAAAAATGGCTAAAGAAGTAAAACTTGTTAAGGATCTATTAAACCATCAATCTTTTAATCATTTAAAATCTTATCTAAATAACAATTATAAGAACTTTGAATACTTTGAGGGATTTGGTAGGTTTGAAGAATCAAGTGAACAAAATTCAAGTATAAAAAATTATGCAGATGAAGTATTAGATAAAGCTAAAGAAATATTTGGATCTGATACTTTAAAATTTACTTATGGTCTTATTGTTCATTATGAGGGTGAAGATGCTAAATTACACAAACACAAAGACACAAACGCATGTACTTATACTCTTGATGTGTGTTTGTATCAAAATGTACAATGGCCACTAATAGTAGAAGATCAAGAATATAATTTAGACGAAAATGAGGCACTAGCTTTTTATGGTGAGGAACAAGATCACTGGCGAGAAGATTTTCCAGTTCCAAGTTGGAATAGAGTAGGAATGTTATTTCTGCATTTTGCAGAACCAGATCATTGGTTTTTTGAGAATAAGTTATGAAATGGGTTCAAACTAAAACAATGCGATTTGCTACAATAGACGAGCCGTTAGTAGAGATAGCACCACCAGTACCAGCTAGTCAGATGATACCTGAATGGTTTCAAAAGTTAAACTTAGATCTAGCAGTGCTACATGCACAACCCTTTCCTAAGATGGGTGATATGCTTAAAGATTACAATTCTCATACAGTTAAAAAATGCCCTGCTGTAGTTGATTACTTTACACAAGGATACATAATCCCAATGTGGTATGACTTATTAGTACAAAGACATGGTGATAGTTTTCATTTTGAATCTAATTCTATAAATACAAACAGTAGTCATATAGAGTTTCATGACTTTGAACAACTTCCTACTTATCCTTTTGATGAAAAAGATTATAAACGAGCTGTTAAATTTACAAGTCCTTGGTTCTTTTTTACACCACCTGGTTGGAGTACACTATTTATTCCACCACTACTTCACAAAAATGATAACTTTACTGTATTACCAGGTATTGTTGAAACTGACAGTTTTCATCAAGTTAACTTTCCAAGTATATGGCACTCAGAGGGGGATATACTTTTAAAAAGAGGGATGCCTTTTTTACATGCAATTCCTTTTAAGAGGGAAAAAATAGAGTTAGATGTTACAACTTTTAGTGAAGATGATCATAAGACTATTAATAACGAGAGCTTTAGGCTTAGATCTAAATTTACTGGTGGCTATAGGGATATAACTAGAAGAAACAAAAAATAAGTTATCATATAACTATGAAAGTATGGATTGATCAAGATCTCTGTACTGGTGATGGACTTTGTGCTGAAATAGCTCCAGATGTGTTTGTTATGCAAAACGATGGTTTAGCGTATGTACAAGAAATTGTCGGTAATTTTAGAGAACTACAAATATTTAGCTTAATACATAGTAACCCACAGGGTGAAGAGGGTTTAGCAAGAGTTCCTGTTGGTCAGGAAGATCTTGTCCGTGAAGCAGCTGAGGAATGCCCAGGCGAGTGCATTTTTATAGTAGAATAACAATATGGTAAATAACTATAATTTAGAGTGGGAACTGCTTAAAAAAAGTCAAGTTACCAATAGATCACCTAAATCAATAATGGGTGATGATCAAATAGTGCCAAATCATTACCAAATCGCTGAACATAAAGAAGAAAATAAAGACTCCTAAAACTTCAATCTGAGACATTTTATGTATATAATGATGTTGTAATTACTGATACTATTAGTGAAAGGATTGTGATGGCAGGAGAACAATTAACTCCAGAACAAATTGCTGAATTAGTTAACACTTTGCAAGCTGAAAATAAAACATTCAGGCAAATGTTGGCAGATACAGCCGAAAAAATAGCTAATCTTGAATTAAGAAACTCTGAACTTAAAGTTCGTAGTACTAATTTGCAACAAGTTTTAGCACAAGTTTCTGGTGAAAATGTACCAGACGCAACAAATAACGAAGAAGAATAATGACTTCGCTAGAGGAATTTGCAGATAAATCAAAAGAAAAATCTGGACCTATTCCGTGGCGTGAACAATCTGAAGCTAACAGGGCTGCATGGATTGAAGCCTGTGAGGGTATCAAGAGTGGAATATCAGCAAGAAAAGCTGCTATCTGGCTTGTAGAAGATCAGAATTGTCCTCTTATGGTAGATACTATAAGAACACAACTTAGGAATACAATGGAACGCTATGTCAAGTCTTGAAGATTACAACAAGAATAATAGTGATTTTAACAATGCAAAAAGAAAAAATAACGAAAATTTAAAAGGTTATGAGCCTGGTTATAAGTTAAAAGGTAATGAAGGTGAGATAACTTCTCAACCACAAAAAGATGGAAACATCACTGACTTCTCTCATGTACTAAAGGAACTAGAGCTAGATCCTAAACTATATGATGTAATAGAGCCAGTTGAGGTTAGAAGTTGGGACTCTATGGTCGATGGTGGGACACGACTTTTTTACTATAAAGCAAAAATAGTATCTAAGAAACCAAGAAATCCTAATGATCCAGATTATGACAAACTATTAGCTGAAGTTAAGAAAGCTAAAAAGCCTAAACTTCCTAAAGTTGATAAAAATGATAGTGTAGTCATTGCGTGGTCAGATTGGCAACTGGGAAAGCCTGATGGGGACGGAACTGCTGCAATTGTAGATCGCCTCAATCAGATGATCCCAGATTTTAAAGATTATATTTTAAAATTAAGAAAAAATGGTAGGAAGCTAAAAAACTTACACATTATTGCTTTAGGTGATATTATAGAAAATTGTAATGGCCACTATGACACACAAACCTATGGTGTTCAGCTCAATCTTCGTGATCAAGTTAAGGTAGCTCGTAGAATTATGGTTAAAGCTGTAACTGAATGGGCTCCATTATTTGACAATGTCGTAATCTCGGCAATTGCTGGAAATCATGGTGAGAATCGAAACAACGGAAAATCTTATACGGATTTTGCTGATAATCACGATGTCGCAATAGTAGAGCAGGTTCAGGAGATCTTAGCTCAAAATAAAAAAGCATTTGGACATGTTAAGTTTCAGATCCCTGAGAGCGAATTATCTGCAACTGTAGAAGTATCAGGTAAAATTGTTGGGATGGTTCATGGTCACCAATTTAGATCTGGAGTTTCTTTAAAATCAGGTAAATATGCTTTTGATAAAGGTATTAGATGGTTTGCAGGTCAATGTATGGGCAGAGAGCCTATTGGGGACGCAGATCTAATCTTATCTGGTCATTTTCATCATTATTTTTGTATATCTAATCGTGGTAGATGGTTTATGCAAGCTCCATCTGTTGATGGTGGATCCGAGTGGTTTAAAGATATATCTGGTGACTGGTCTCCACCAGCACAGGTAGGTTTTACTGTATCATCTGAAAATAAGATGTATTTTTGGGATGATCTAAAATTCTTTCCGTATAATTGTTAAATACCTGAAACAAGTTTTAGCTCATCTAAAATGGTCTTGATATGATTTTAGAAGTCCTAAGAATAAGCTCACAAGAAGATTCAACAAGTGGTATCTTGTTTGATATTACTGATAACAAAAGAAAATTTCTTTGCTATACCATTGAAGATGAATATAGATCAAAAAAAGTAAAACACGAAACTAGAATCCCTGCTGGAATGTATAAATTAACACTTCGCACAGAAGGAGGTTTTCATGCAAGGTATAAGAAGAAATATGGCGACTGGCATCGTGGCATGGTGTATGTCAATGATGTCCCAAATTTCGAGTATATATTATGGCATACTGGTAATTCTGACGAGTCGACTAGCGGCTGTCTCATTTTTGGCCAAAATCAAGAAAGTAACCTAGTAAAACCTGATGGGTGGGTAGGATCAAGCGTTTCAGCATATAAATTTGTATATCCAAGAATAAGAGATGCAATACTTTCTGGTGAAGAAGTTATGGTTAAGTATGTAGATTTTGATGATTGTGGTGACAATGAGTTTATTTCCGTATCTGGCAGAGAGCCAGTATATTCTAAAAGTCCAGCAGAAGTTGTTTCCGACATCGGAAAAAAAGAAACAGAAATTTATGATTTTTCTAAAGATTTTCCTAAGTGGCCAAATACGCATTTTAAAGTTCAAGTTCCAATGATGAAATCAGATGAGTTAAAAGAGTGGCAAAAAGCCGCAGGATTAACTCCTGATGGATGGTTTGGAAATGGATCTAGATTGAAAGTTATGGAACTCCAAAAAGAATTTGGACTAACCCAAGATGGTGTCTTAGGACCTGAAACTTGGAAAATAACTTTCGCAAAACAGTAGGAGAATATATGAATTGGGAACTAACAGACGCTTTTAAAGTGTCTTTAATAAGGGCGCTAAGAACTGGCATGCAAGCAGGAGTTGGAGTAATAGTTGCTGCGCAATCAGGCTGGCTCGAAATGTCCGTACTAGAGGGTGCTTTGGTAGCTGCTGGTGCAGCGTTTTTCTCAGCTTTACAAAATGTAGTTGAAGAATCGCCTTTTAAATTTATGTCAAACTTTCCGAAAGGTTAGAATTTGATCCTCAAAAAGAGGATCAGGTGCGCAAAGACTTTGGGGGCAAAAGCCCCCTTTGTCATCGTAGAGGAGAAATATGTATTATTATAAAGTAGAAGTTTTAAGAATAGTAGATGGGGACACTGTAGATGTCAGAATTGATTTGGGTTTTAATGTGTGGCATAAATGTCGTGTACGACTCATGGGTATTGATGCTCCAGAATCACGAACAAGAGATCTGGAAGAGAAAGCAAGAGGGCTTGCTGCAAAACAGTGGCTTATTGATAGATTAGAATTTAAACCAGTCGAAATGAAATCGCACGGATCAGGTAAGTATGGTCGTATATTGGGTGAGTTATTTGTAGATGAAGTCAATATAAATGAAGAAATGATAGAAAAAGGTCATGCTATTTGGTACGATGGCGGCAAAAAATAATATGATGGTAGGGAGAGGTAGGAAGTGATGAGAGAGTGCTTCGCAAATTCAATACCTTAGTTCGTTTACTAATAGTAGGTTTATTAATATACCCTATGCCTATTGCTATGGCTACTGAACAAACAGTCAATGAAGACTTTACTGATAGCACCTATCAAACAGGTTTAACTATTAGTGGTGGTGGTACTAATCCTGCATAT